TTTCGTGACCAAGACCGAACGCGGCCGGAGCGATCACGGCCTCGCCGACGTCATTGCAGCCTTCCACCTCGGATAATCCAGTATGGCAATCTTCACTTCAATCGCGACCGCGATCGCCGGTGCGCTGTTCGGCGGCTCTGCGCTTGCTGCGAGCCTCATTGGTGGTGCGCTCGCCTTCGGTGCCAAGCTCGCGATCGGCAAGCTTACCCAGCAGAAGCAGCAGAAGCGGAAATACACGGCCGTCCAGGGCGAAATCCAGTTCGGCGGCGACGTGTCTGTCAGTACGCTCTACGGCGTCGGCAAGACCAAGGGGCAGCGGACTTTCTATGCCAAGTGGGGCAGCGGCAACAAATGGAATGCCGAGGTCTTCGTGCTTGCGAATGGCTGGTGCGACGGGCTGGAGCCCTACGTCTACATTTATGGAGAGAAGAAAGCGCTGGTATCCCGGCCGGTCATCGGCAACGAGGTCGCGAACTATCATATTGAGGGCTTCGTCAACGGCTCTGGCGACCCGGTCCTGACGATCCGCTTTTATGATGGCAGGCCGGGTCAGCTGGTCGATCAGAAGCTGGTCGACGTCTCGGCGGCGCTTGGCAACAGGTGGAAGAGCACGAGCGTCAATGCCGGCATCTGCTACGTCGTCGTCGAGCGCATCTATAGCGACAAGCTCTTCGGCTCGAAGGGACGGCCGGAGCTTGAATTCGTGCTGCGCGGGCTTCGCGAATACGATCCGCGCAAGGACTCGACGGTTGCCGGCGGCTCCGGGCCGCAGCGCCTCAACGATCCCTCGACCCATGTGCACACGAAGAACCCAGCCGTGCACCGCCTCAATTATCAGCTGGGGCTGCGCGCGCTCGTCTCCGGCCGCACGCTGATCGGTGAGGGCAAGAGCCTCGGCCAGATCGATCTCGCCACCTATTTCGTGGCGATGAACGTCTGCGACACGCTGCGCAGCAACGGCAAGAAGACTTATGAGTGCTCGCTCTTCGTCAGCGGCGACGATGATCACACCGAGGTGCTGAAGCAGTTCGATGATGCGATGGCCGGATATGGATTGAACCGCCGCGGCCTCTCCGGCGTCATCCCCGGTGCACCGCAGATCCCGGTCAAGGACCTGACCGCGGCTGATATTCCAATCGACCGCGCCAAGGATGTGCAGTTCCGGCCATCGGCATTCGAACGCTTCAATCACCTTGCCGGCCAGTTCACCTCGATCCAGTCGATGTGGAACCCGGAGAGCCTGAAGCCGGTCTATGTGAATGCGGACATCGCCGCCGATGGCCGTAACCGGCAAACCAGCATCGATTTCCTGCAGGTGACCGATCCGGATATTGCGCAGTATCTGCTCAATATCCGCTACCGGCAGAACCGCATGGGCGGCAAGGCAACGGTGCCCGTCAGCCGTCGCTTCGGCCTGGCGGTGCAGGAAGGCGAGTGGATAACCTGGCGCGGCAAGACCTGGCTGATCAGCGAATGGCGGGCCGACGAGCGGCTGCGCATCACGCTGGTGCTTTCGGAGACCAGTGCGGCGATCTACGACGACGCCGGTATCCAGCCCGGGCCGATCGTCATCCCGCCGACGCCGCCGATCAACCCGTCGCTGCTGTCGACGGTGCAGAACTTCAATGTTGCCGTCGGCATGATCAACGGCGCGCAGGGCTATGACACGCCGGCGCTTGTCTTCACCTGGACCCCGCCGGACGATCCGACGATTACGGCCGTGCGCTTCTCCTATCAGATCGAAGGCACCACGGAGCTTTTCGAGGATCAGTGCACCTCGCCCGAGGACGGTCTGTTCCGCACCACGAAGAACGTGGTCTCCGGCAAGGTCTACAATGCCCGGGCGACGATCACGACGGTTCCTGACCGGTTGCGCACGTTCACGCCCTGGATGACGACGGCGCAGGCGACCGGCTTGCAGACGCTGCTCACCGGCCTGCAGCAGCTGCAGGACGATGCGCTTAACCGCTTCAAGGAGCTGCAGCAGGAGATGGACGAGTTCTTCCGTCCGCGCCTCGTCGAGCTGCTGGACGCGTTCTCCCTCGAAGGCGCCGTCGGACAGATCGAACGCCAGCAGATCGTTGCCTCCATCGGCGACGCGCTGGCCCAGATCACCGAGGAGCGCCGGGTGCGCGTCTCCGAGAACGAGGCGACGGCGCAGCTGCTGAAATATCTGCAGGCGAGCCTCGGCGGCACGAACGCGCGGTTGATTACGGAGGAGACCGTGCGGGCGACGGCAGATTCGGCGTTGAGCAGCCAGATCACGCAGCTCACGGCAGAAACCGGCAGCAATGCGGCGGCAATTCAGGCGGAAGCGACCGCCCGGGCAGACGCCGATAGTGCACTCTCCAGCAGCATCACAAGCCTCGATGCGGAGGTCGACGGCAACCTGGCGCGGCTGATCCAGGAGGAGACCGCCCGCGCCAATGGCGATAGCGCGAACGCGACCAGCATCAATGGGGTGAGCGCTGATTTCAACGGGAGGTTCGCGCAGGGCCTGGTGAAGTTCGAAGCGGTCGCGGCGCCGGCCGGCGTCGATGCCCGTTTCTCGGTGCTGTTGCGAGCGGGTACCAGCCAGAGCTTCAAGGTGTCGGGCTTCTATGTCGAGCTTTACACCGAAGGAGGCGTTCAGAAATCGCGCATGGCGGTGCAGGCGGATCAGTTCCTCGTGACGTCAGGCAACAACCGCCACTATCCGCTCGTCTTCGAAAACGGCGAGCTGAAGCTGGCAATTGCCAACATCGGCACGGTTAATGCCGGTCTCCTTCAGTCGCTGAACGGCAAAATGAAGATCGATCTCAACAACGGCACAATCGAGATCTTTAGCTGATGACCCGGACAATGATAGGCCGCGACAGTACGGGTGCAGGGTGCGTCAAAATCATGAAAAATGATGCTGACGACCCGCGCACCACGCCGGATAGCCAGCGGTCGAAGTTCCTCTACAACTCAAAATACGCTCTGAACGCTTCGATCGCGCACATCGAAGTTATCAATTCGGGCTTCAGTGGGAGTACATACCAGTATTTCCCCGCGGGGTCGAATTCAAGCAACTATCAAAAAGCGCTTGGTCAAGGCGAAGGGGAGGCGTGGTGGTTCTTCAGGAACTCCGCGTTCCCGAAGATGAAATACAATATGCCGCTATTCGACGTGAAAGCCACGCGGACGAACACGGGACGGTTCAATCAACAGCGCATACAGCGCCGCTATTCCGGCAAATACTACAATGACCAGGGTGGCTATTTCTTCATGGGGAACTGGGCTCAAGAGCCTTGGGTGAAGAACTTCAGCGGCGTTGTCAGTCAGTATGGATCGTTTCCCTACGGGACGTTTGCTCACATCACAACGTCCACGCTCGACGACGCTTACAACCGTTTTCAGTCGAGAGACAAGCGTTTGATTGTATGGAACCTTCCCGGCAATGAGGATCCCTCACTCGAGGCTCCCGCATTGGCGCCGAACGGCGCAAAGAACATCATCATCCGTTCGGACAAAATGGTGATCGCTAAGCCGGGCTACAACGCAGAAACGGCGACCGAGTGGCAAGTCGCCTTCGACAGCCGACGCGTTCCAGTCAAGGTTATCGCGGCTGCAGACATCGCGATCCCTGCGGGAGAGTCGTTCTATGAAACGGGCATCACCTTGCCCAACACCATCGCTCTCGACGTTCACTTCTACACGGGGTCAACAATCTACTATCCGTGGACGCCGAACTTGGGCGACGGTGTAGGGGCGGACTATTGGTTCAGCGGTTCACGTATCTATTTCAACGCGTCCGGAGCAATGCGAGCCCGATTTATGCTCTACCTCGATGCGGGGGATAGTCCGACAAGCGGCAGCAACCGCGTGCTTCGGGAGTTCACTGAGGGCGGTCAGGACGTCGTGCAGTTCTTGCGTCCAGGATCAGCCAACCCGCCGTCATGGGCCGATATCGTAATAGATACCCGGTGGCCGTGCGTTCAGATCATCGCGGAAGGTTATTTCAATGTAGCGGTAGGAAGCCCGCTCGAAACGGTGATCAATTTCGACGCGGCCGGAATGTTTCCGATGGTCAAATACATGACCAAGCACGGTGGCGGCTCAGAGCAGAATTTTGGGAGCTGGCAAGAAGCTATCAAGCTCCCATCGGTGCGCCAACGCGTCTATTCGAGCAACAGCAATTTTGAGTGCGGTGATAGCTCGCATTGCCGGCTCACACAGACAAGCGCAACGTTTGTCACCAATCGCGGCCAGCCCGGCGATTACTACAACGATGCAGACGACCCCGGCACGTGGCGCACGGACGGCGCCGATAACGTGCTCGGCATCCGCTACTACATTCTCGGCATCCCAGCTTAGGAACATCTGACATGACCTTACCCTATGTAGCGGGCACGGTTTCCGTGACCGCCGGCAGCGCCGTTGTCACCGGCACCGGAACGGCCTGGGCGACGGCGTTGATCGCCGGTGGGCTCTTCGGCCTCGACAGCAGCAACGGCAATCCGGTCCCGATCCTCTCCGTCGACAGCAACACGCAGCTCACGCTGGCGAAGCCGTGGCGCGGCACCACGGCGGCTGTGCAGGGCTACTGGATTATCCGCGACACGGCCTATCTGCAGCAGCAGACGGTCAATGCCCAAGCGCTCTCGACCTACATCCAGCGGCTCGACAATGCGGTGCTGTCGGTTTTGGCCGGCCTTACGCCGGCTGCTGACAAGCTTGCCTATTTCACTGGCCCCAACTCTGGCGCGCTTGCGGACATCAAGGCGAAGGGGCGCGACCTGCTTTCGTCGACGAACGTGCTCGACGCCCTTCTGAAGCTCGGGCCGGTGTGGGGCGGCTCCGTTCGGTCACCTGCTAACAGCGATGTCGGCTTGGTCGATGGCGATCTCAACACTATAACCATTGCTGGGGTTTATACGCTTGCGGGAAACTGGGCCAACACCTACGCCGGCGCCGCCTCGACAGCCACGACCGGAACGCTGGTCGTGCTCCAGCGAAGCTCCAACGCCGTCTTTCAGTATTTCTACCGGGACAACAACCAGGTCTTCAGGAGGAACACCGTCAACGGCGGCACAAGCTGGACGGACTGGACGATCGTGGAGCTTCCGGTTGTAGGCACTGCCTCAAACTCGGCAGGTTTTCCGGCTGGCGCAATCATTGAGCGGGGCAACAACGCCAACGGCGAGTACGTGCGTTTTGCTGACGGTACACAGATCTGTTGGGGAACTGGAACCATCAACGTCTCGACTGCCCTCAACAATCACTTCGGATCTACCTCTGGAGCCTCGGTCACCGGCAACGCGCTAATCAGCTTCCCGGCGACGTTCTCGAATACAAACTACTCGGTGTCTGTCCTCCCGACCTTCCGCGGCTTCACAGTCCTTGGTGCCTACTCCAAGAACGGCGCCAATGCCGCCGTCAGGATGGGCGTATCAGGCTCAACCGCAAACGATGTTCCCTATGAATGGTCAGCTTTCGGAAGGTGGTTCTGATGATAATTGATCTCTCTCCCCAGCGCCGCGATGACGTCCTGGAGGTCACAAAGGCTGGTGACGCCCTCACTATAGACGGTGTGGCATTCGACTTCTCAGCGCTGCCGGACGGTGCGACGATACCGGCCGGCGAGGTTCCTTGTGAATGGCTTGTCGGCCCCGTCGAACGGATCGCCGGCGAGCTTCACCTGACGCTCATCCTGCCGCACGGCCCGAACCCGTCGCAGGCAGTCGCCTTCCCGGCGCCGCTCATCGACCCGCCCGACGGGGTGATTGCATTGCCGGCCGATCTGGCACCGTCGATCCCTGATCCTGCTGAAGAGGAGCCTGCCAATGTGGACGGTTGACCTATCGAAAGTTGTCACGGCCGAGCAGAAGGCGGCGGAAATGCGCGCCGCGCTCCAGGCGCAATACTCCGCCGCCATCCAGGCGCATCTCGATGCCAAGGCGCGTGAGCGGCAATATGACGGCATTCAGACCGCAATCACCTACCGCGGCGATCCGAATCCGCAGTTCGCGGCCGAGGGCGAGGCACTCTTTGCCTGGCGATCGGCGGTGTGGACCTATTCCACGGCCGAGCTGGTGAAGGTCCTCGCCGGCGAGCGGCCGCAGCCGAGCCTCGAAGAGTTCATGGCCGAGCTGCCGGCGTTTCAGTGGCCGCAGTTGTAGGGGGCGGGTCTCTCGCCCATTCGGCGACAGCAATCGCTGAACTGAGCAATATGGCCGGCAGCGCCAGCGCGGCGAGGAACCTGATCACGCTCTTCCGATAAGATCGCTTGCCGTCCCAATCGTAAGACATTGTGCTTGCCTCTTCGTGATCCGAACGACGGCTCCGGCTCAACCATATGGGCACGGTTTCCGATGCTGGTCGAGTGCATTTCTTGCAATCGCTGTTGAGATCTGTCCATCAAACCAGGCCGGAATTTAGCTGCCGGGTTGTTTGCGCATGCGCATTAGTAACCCTTTCAGTTCCGGCTCCTGCACACGTCTCGCGGCCTCCACTGGGGACAGCCACGCCACCTGCCTCTCTCCTCGCTCCGGGAACTTGTGGTGCAGTTCGTCCACCTTCAGCCTGAATACCTCGACGATCGATGCTGTTTTGTGTCCGTCGTCGAGAGTTTTTAAATAGGTGAAATACCCAAGTGCTCGCTTCTTCGCTTTTCCAGCTACGCCAGCCTCTTCCCACGCTTCTCTTTCAGCCGCCTGGTGTGGTTTCAGGTTCTTAATGGGCCAGCCTTTCGGAATCGTCCACCGCCCCGAAGCGCGAGTTGTGATCAACAAAACCTCAACGGCGCCCATTTCGTTGGTTCGGTAACAGATCGCCCCGATCTGATGGGCGGCACCACCCTTCGTTAGGGTGCTCGCATGTGGCGCAAGTCTCGCGAGGTAGCGTTCCGTTTTTTTCATTCCGCATCCTCTACCTGCAATAGATAGAGCACTTCAAAATCCAAGCGCTGGGCCTCTTCATTTGTTGAGAGAGAAGTTTTTCCATTGGCAGGCCTCTTCGCAGCGTCCACGCCGGTCGATCCAGCTCATCTGCCTTTATCACAAGCACCAACCAGGAGACCATTATGGCTCGGGAAACTCGTCCCGTCGCCCTCGAACTCATGTTCGGGGATGAAGGCCACCATCTTTGTTGCGGAACGTTTCGTTTTCAGGGGGCGCACCGAAGGAGGAGTGCGATGCGTCCTGCCGAGCGCGTCAAAATAACAGAATGGGCTGCAGCTCTCGCCGCCGTCGCTTTCGTCGCGGCGATTATGGTGGCGTTGCTTCGCTGAAGACGTCACTTTCAACGAAGGCCGCAGAATTGCCGCTGTGTCCGAATGTAAGCGATTGCGGCAGCTTCCAGGCTTCTGCACTCCGCTTCGCATCCAATCAGGGCGTCTTCGTCTTTCTCGGTTGCGCAGCGAAGGACGTCGCGCCGCAGACACGCACGCTCGTAAGCGATGCAGAGCTTCAGAAATGCGGGGCTGTTCATCATCCACGCGCTAGCACGCAGATCTGGGGCTGCCAAAAACAACCGGGCCATTCCTGCCTTTTTCACATCCATTGCGACCGCTCGCTTTTTCGTCGAGCTAAACGGTTTGAACGGGCTCGCTAGGGATAGGTTCCAGTACATAGATGAGGGCGGCTACTCGATCGCCTGAGTCAGATGCTCCTCGGGCGAGGCCCGGTCGCAGGAGGCAGGCGCCAGGCCTCTAACCGCCCCGTCGCTGCGAGACGGCAGGACGGCTGCGCGGCGTTACCACAATGCGCCGGCAGTTTCCATTCGCCCATTCGGGCTAAGTCAACTCTCAAACATTCCAATCAGAAGAAACCGATGAGCGCCATCACCGCTCAGCGTTGTTCGCCTGGCGGTCGGCGGTGTGGATCTATTCCACGGCCGAGCTGGTGAAGGGTGCTCGCCGGCGAACGTTCGCAGCCGAGCGTCGAGGAGTTCATCGCGGAGCCGCCGGCGTTCGAGTGGCCGTCTTAACACCACCGATCGCTCTTCTCTCCGTCCAGCATCGCGACCGCATCGGCTTCGATACCGCGGCAGATATCTTCATATTCGGCCAACAGTTCCTCACGGCATGGAACCTCCTTGCGGAGCTCGTCGACCATCAATGCAGTGACCTCATAGACCCTGCAAAGGCTTTGAAAGGCTAGCCTGTGGGTGCTCTGGATTTTGTCGCGATAACGGGGCAGGGCGAGCCTCAGGCGCGCTCTACCTGCCCTGATCAGCGGTATTCCTGAGTTCATTTGGGCATCGAGCAAATCGGATTCGTCCGGATGCCCCGCGTCAATTTCATTATCTTCCATTGGCAGGCCTCTTCGCAGCGTCCACGCCGGGCGATCCAGCTCATCTGCCTTTATCACAAGCACCAACCAGGAGACCATTATGGCTCGGGAAACTCTTCCCGTCGCCCTCGAACTCATGTTCGGGGATGAGAAGAGAAGGGGCTTTTGCTTTCCAAAACACAAAAGACCCGCGATCCGGCCGAGGATCACGGGTCAGTTGTCCGCACGCCACCAGGAGTATTTGGGCGAGGCTCGTCGCCTCCTGCGGTTAGAAACGAGCCTGCGGCCGCCGTAAATGAGGCGGCTGCTAACAGAAGCAAACCACAGATCAGGTCCTCCAACCATTCAGCTATCAGGCTTAACGGGCTCGTCCTTACGGGGAGGAAGAGGGTATCGCCTGCGTCCTTGAGCTGAAGCCACAGGCTCCCATCCAATAAAATCAGGAGACTTCAATGAGCGCCATCACCGCTCAGCACGTTCGCGCTGCCGCAAAGGGCAGGGTGAACGAGAGCAACCTCGCGTCCGTGATCGTGGCGCTGGATAGATACGGGGAGCGTTTCGGCATGGATCGGCCGCACCGGCTCGCCCAGTACTTCGCCCAGCTCATGCACGAAAGTGGCGACTTCCGCTACGACCGGGAGCTCTGGGGCCCGACGCCGGCACAGCAGCGCTACGACGCCCGAACCGATCTCGGCAACACGCCGGAGAAGGATGGCGACGGGTATCGTTACCGTGGGCGTACCGGCATGCAACTCACCGGCAAGGACAACTATCGCCAGTTCCGCGACTGGTGCCGAGCGGCCGGGCTCAATTGCCCGGACTTCGTCAAGGAACCTGATGCGGTGAACACCGATCCTTGGGAAGGCCTGGTGCCTCTGTTCTACTGGGACACGCGGGATCTGAACCGCTGGGCCGACGAGGGCGACGCCGAGACCATCACGAAGAAGATCAACGGCGGTAAGAACGGCTTGGCCGACCGGTTCGACCGACTTGCGCGGATCTCGCTCGTTCTCCTCGGTTACCGTGCCGACAACGTCCTTCAGTTCCAGGCTGACCAGCGCCTGCAGGTGGACGGCGACGTCGGCCCGAAAACGCGGGCTGCGATGCACAAGGCGCTCGTGGCGCTCACCCCGGGCGAAGCGGCACGGCCGGAGGTCAAAGCCGCGCCGGTGACCGAGGAGAAGCCGGTGCCGGTTCCCGTCACGCCGCCGAGCCTTGATGCGCCGTGGTGGAAGTCGAAAGAGGTGATTACGCCGTCTGTCATCGGCGGCGGCGCTTCGTTGCTTACCGCGATCGGCGGCATACCGTGGCAAAACCTCCTCCTGATCCTCGTCGCATTCGGGGGCATCGCCGGCTTCCTCTACTGGCGCAAGAATGCCGATCGGAAGGCCGTCGCGAAACAGGTCGAGGGGATGGCCTGATGTTCAGTCGCCTCTCTCTGGCCGCTGGCGCTGTTGCCGGCGGCATCCTCGTCTTTATCGGCATGCAGACGGTCAACGCGCTCTGGATCATCCCCGGAGCGCGGGAAGAGGGCCGGAAGCTGGAGCGCGCCGAACTGGATTCCGCAACCAACAAAGCAATCGGAGAACTGCGAGATGAAGCTGATCGCGCTCGCTTTAACCGCCGCCTGTGCCTTGAGCGCCGCCGGATGTACGTCAACGCAACAGGTCAGTGCGTCGAAAGACCGCCTCAACCACGCGGCTCGGGCGGTTGTCGGCACGTCCCTGATTGGCGCTCGAGGCGCTACGCCGACCGATCAGGACAAGATCGACGAAACAGTCGCGGGCCTATGCGGCGCCCGCGCCTGGACCCAGAGCGAGTGCGCCCGACACGACGCGGCGCAGCAGTAAACCATCCAGCATTTGCATACGAGGGGCAGGGCATTGGCTGAAACACAGGAAACCGAAAAGATGGTCGCAACTCCGAAATGGAGGTTTGAATATAACCTCAACACCCTGGTGATCCTGTTCGGCTTTGCCGGCGGCCTCATAGCGTGGGGCGCGACCTGGGAGAGGGTGAACGCCAATCAGGATTCACAGGCGAATTCCATCGATCGCCTCGACAAGCGTCTGACAGCGGCCGAAGTCTCCCTCCGGCAGCTCGACAAGCACGAACTACGAATATCGGCAGTGGAGAAGCAGGCGGCCGAAGCGGCGACGTCAATGAAGGCCGTCGAGAATACGCTTAACAGCCTGTCGATCGATACGCGGGTGATGCGCGAGATCCTGCAGCGGATCGAGGCCAGCCAGCGCGACGGCGCTCAGCTGCGGCGGTGAGTGGCAGCGCCTCGATGAAGGGGAACGAGAGGCGCTGCCTGGTGGGTCGACTTGGCGAATTGCGAAGGGGATAAAGTCGACCTCGCTGAAGTAGCCGCTCCATGAAACAGCGACTGCTAACGAACTCCTTGGCCCACCGATAGTTCCAAGTTTTTCTTCTTTGGGGTTTTGCCGCGGTCCCTTCCGAAGCTTCTGATCTGCTAAAAAAAACAGCGCTCCGGCAGATGCGATCAGGAGCGCTGCAGTTGTCCGACACATGCGATTGTCCGCCAGTCGAAATTCAGAGGGAGAAAACAACCTCCTGAAATGAGGAACGCCTCTCAAACGCCGTGTTGGCTGGAATGTTCCGGAACAATGCTCGTTTTTGAGATTGGCAAATTTCAGGCCGGTTCGGGTAGCGGCTGCTGAGGAGGGGGGCTGTCGTCTCCACCGCCATGATCGTCATCCGGCCACCAACCTTGCCAGTCGTCTCCAAGGGCTTCCTTCGCCTGGCGACCGTCTAGGCGCGCGATGAGGTACCCGTTTGATGCGGGAGATCCTGCAGCGGATCGAGGCCAGCCAGCGCGACGGCGCCCATCTGCGGCGGTGACAAACAAAAGTGGCTCGCCACTTGCTGGATGAGGGTAACCCTTGCCTGGTACGATCCGTCGTGTGAAAACGGCTGCATTGAACTTGGAAAGCAGCAAGATGCCTCCCCCTCGCAACGCCAGCACGGAAATTATCACATCGACCGACGGGCTCAGCAGAATCGTCATCGCAGCCCGGCATGACGGCCTCTACACTTGGCGTCACGAGGTCTATTTGCCTCCGAATCCTGAGTACGGCTTCACAGAAGATTGGGACGCTGAATCCCATTACGGCTACGGGATTTATGCCACGAGGGAGCACGCATTGCAGAACGCAATCGGTCAAGTGAAATGGCTATCGGAGGTGCTAGATCGTTCCTGATCCCGCTTCGCGGTGACTCTCGCTCTCAACAAGTCAGTTGCGCGATGCGAGTTGCCCTGATCTGATGCCCCGCATGGACACGAAACTTGCAGACTTGAAACTCCGGCCTTGGCTTCTCCGCGAGCTAAACCAGATCGGGTATGAGGTGGTCGGAGATCTGCAACACCTGCCGAGTGCCGAATTGCTGCGAATACCCGGGATGGGCGGACATGACTGGCGGAAGATTGCCAAGGCGTTGGGGCGAGATCCATTTCCCGACTTGAAGAAGCGCTGATGACGTTGCGAGCGGTTGCTTGAGGTGAATTGGCACTTTCAACGATGTGACAACAACCTTCTGCCGAGATATTCCAGCCCCTTCAGGCGTCTTGGGTCGGGTTCGCGGTGAACGCCCACCAGCTTCCGCCGCTCCGCAACCGCTATCTTTGGTGTGTCTGATCGAGTGGTCCCGTCGAGGGATGCATTTTGCCCCGGTAGGCCGTATTCGTCTCTGTCTTGCATCGACCAATTCCCATGCGCTGTGGCGGTGCTGCCTCAGGGCTGCCCAGAAGGGACGAACTATGCAGCCCTGAGGCGCCACTCACTTGGAGCTCGACGAGGCCGACGCTCGGACGTGGTAACTCTCGACATGGTTGAAAAGTTTCGCGCGGCGGTGCGTCTAAGACGTTTGTCATTGATGAACCAGACTAAAGTCCTATAAAGCCCCCGCTTTCCCTTTGATTCCGCTTCCGGTGAGAGTAAAATATGGGCAAGCGACGTTCGAAGCGGTTCCCTTGGATGGAACAGGGCAATGAGCCCATCTACATAAATGACCACGTCGCGATCGGAGCTGCAGCGGTCCTCCTCCCCTGCAGCTCTGTTTGTGTCAGCCAAACTCACCGTGGTTGGTTCCCGAAAACTAAATGAAGAAGTCAAATTAGAAAAAAACGGCAGCACCCCGAAGCTAGAAAGGCGCTGCCTAGCAGTTCTGGAGAACGTCACGTTAATCTTTCATCAGCAGCCCGCCTTAGTCAGCGGTGCCCTCTAACCGCGGGCCTAGCGGATGGTTCCAAAGAAAACTAAGCCAGCTGGCGCTTGCGAAGTAAGGGCTGCGTCTCAAAGTGCGACCCATGCAAAGGCGAACAGTGCAATGACAATAAGTAGTATTAAGATACCGGCCAGATCGAGCGAGTGCATATCATAATTCTCTTTGTAGACTCCCTCGGCAGGTGAACACGTCACCGGGCATGAGGTTCCCGCCTTGCCAGCGGCCGGTCGGGTCCTATCCTTCATGGTTCATCATGGAGGAACCACATGGCAGACAATCCAAAGAAGAAAGGCCGCGACAGCGAGCTGGTGTCCGAACAGGAACACGAGGTCGCCTACTTGATGAAAGAGGCGAAGGTGACTCTGCAAAAAGCGCTAGAGGCGATCCGCGAGGCGGGGCCGGACCGAAAGAAGGTCATGGACTATCTTCAGCGGAAGTAACGCCTGCACGATGGCTTATTGCCTGGGCTTTCCTATGAAGATCGTGTTGCCGTCTCGGTTCTCGCACCTCTTACATCGCATTCTCGGCGCCAACTGAAGGATGCTTTGTCTTTTGCCGAAGCGCGCGGCCAGAGCGCGCCGATTTAGTCGATCGATGCGGCCGCAGCTCCGGCACTTGCACAGGACGTCGCACCATTCGGGAAGGTTCGCGAAAGTAATCTCTTCAGGGGCGCCGGCTGGGGCCGCATCACCAGCCGGCTCCTTCGAGAGACAGGCGGCTCTCCCGATGGCATGTCATATGTGAGCTTGCAGCGGTCGCGATATAGATTGCCGCTCTTCGGGCAGCCGAGCGCCTTGGAGAATTCGGAGAGCAACTCCGGCATGCTCCGGTCGCCGACCCGATCGGAGAGCTGCTGAGCGTGGTATTGCCTCTTTACCCCACACTCGCATTTGATTCGGATCTTCGTCCAGGCCAGCAGCTCCGAGAGCCACCATGCTCCGCCTCTAGGCATGCTTCAACCATTCGGGCTGATGCTCCGCGCAAAACCACCGCGGCTCCTCTTTCCCGAGGGCAAAGCCGAGGCTGCCCCACTTCTTGCAGCCAGCATGCTCGCACCAGTGCTCGTACATCATCGTGTCCTTGCGGGCACTCGATCCGGCTTCGTCGCTCATTTTGATACCCGTCTATTGCGTTTGTTCTTACTATGTTCTCTCGGCCGAAAGAGTCAATTCGGCTTTTCGCGGGCCTGTGCGTTAATGGGCTAATGGCCAGAGCATCGTCGAAAACACCGCGTGGCACCTCATCGCCGGACCCGATGCCGGAGCGGGTTGATCCATGTCTGGCGATGCTAGTCGACAAGCCGCCAAAAGGGCCGGATTGGGCCTTCGAGGTCAAATGGGATGGATATCGGCTTGCCGTTCACGTCGAGCCGGACAGGGTACGGGTAATCACACGCGGTGGGTACGACTGGACGTCCCGGTTTCCCTCTATCGCGGCCGAGGCGCGTCAGCTCGGTTACGAAACCTTGATCCTCGACGGTGAGGCAGTGGTGCTTGACGACGAGGGGCGGTCGGATTTCGGCATGCTTCAGCGCGCGCTCGGTAAGCGACCTAGCTTGCATGATCCACGCGAAATCATCTTCTTTGCTTTCGACCTTCTCTATGTTGATGGTTGGGACCTGCGCCGACTGCCGCTTCGCGAACGCCGGTGGCTGCTCGCACCGATAGTCGCCGGCCGTGCCGGTGCCATCCGGCTATCGGAAGAGGCTCAGGCCGATGGCGACGAGTTCTTCCGCGTTGCCTGCGAGCACGGCCTCGAAGGCATCATCGCCAAGCATGTCGAGAAGCCGTATCGGTCAGGCCGCGGCGAGTGGTGGCAGAAGATCACCTGCAAGCGGCGGGATAGCTTCGTGATCGTCGGTTTCGAGCCGTCGACCGTTCCCGGTCATCTCGGCCGGCTTCTGCTTGCCGCGCGGGAGGCGGGAGAGCTCGTCTATGTCGGCGGCTGCGGGACGGGGTGGTCAAACGAACTGTCGCGCGAGCTGCGCAATCTGCTCGAGGAAATGGCGACGAAATCGCCGGCCGTAGCCCTGAGGAGGAAAGCCGCCGTGTTCGTTGATCCGGTTCTCGTCGCCGAGGTCGAGTATCGCGCCTGGACCGACGATGGAAAGCTGCGGCATGCGTCGTTCAAAGGGATAAGGTCGAGAGAGGACGAGGCGGCAGTGTTCCAGCTCTCCAAAGGTATCGAGGAATAGGCGTAACTCCGCACGAAATCGTGCCGTGTCCGCTTCACTCCCAGTTACCGTGGGAATACTCGATCAGTACCGCGCTCGCACTCATGCTGGCGTAGGGCGGCGAAGTCGCAGCATTGTCGGCTGCTACTCGCCCGTTTGGGGGTTTCTTGCACTGACGTCTGGACCGCCGCCTTCCTGCTCATCCACCCCGCCCGAAAGAGAACCCTTTGGAGCTTTCTTTACGTCGGCTGCGGGGACACGGCCACGATCATCGTTGGAAGCAGGCGTTTCGGCTCCGTTTTGCGGACCACCCAACCAATCACCGCTCTCCTTGGAGGGAGGGGCTTCGGCTCCGTTTTGCGGCCCGCCCAACCAATCCTTTGTACCTGCCGTCTTCTTCGCCTGATCACCGGCTCCGGTGGGCGCTACGGCTTGCTGCCCGTTTTGTTGATAACCGGCTTCGGTTTCCCCACTAAGCTGCTCGGGAGGCTTTCCCCTACCAGTCCAGGAAATGCTTTCGCCGGCGGCAGCGCCGTATTCCGGAGGGTCTTCAATTGTCTTCTTAGCTGGAGGAGTCTTAGTGTTTTCGGTCATGACGATCTCCACTGTTGCGCGTTGTTGGATTGGGTAGGCGAACCCGCTCTGCCGAGCCGGCGTCAGGTCGTCCAGAAGGGTGCGGCGTGGTCGTCTGCTGCATCGGTAGTTCGCTCAGCCTGACATTCCTTTCAGTCACGCTCACGAACGTCATGTAGCTATCAGGCTAGCGGATCAAAAACTACCCTACGTTTTAATGGCCGGCGCCGATTTACTGTCGCAAGTTGCAATTTTAAATAGTACCGACCGAGGTCGTTAGCAGATAAAGCACGACCAATGTGGTGACCGCCCACAGGTATCCAGACCGATATTCTGGGATTTCGTGTCCCGGTTTGATTGCTGCGATATTTTACGTGATTGGACTCAGCGATGCTCGCGGCGTACCAGTACCTTTTTAGGGTATTATATTAAAGTCGTTCATTAAAACATTATTTTAGAAGAGAGCCCGCTCAGGAGCGGGCTCTACTTTCTAGACATACCCAACATCCGCAGGAATGAATCAGGCCGCGAGGCGGCAGTGTTCAAAATTCCTATTGTAGATCAGTCCAAGAACTGCAAATTCCGAGGCAATCCGCCCCCTGATTCCGAAATGATCTCGCCCCCCAATTCCGAGAAATAGTCGCCCCCTGATTCCGAGA